TCACCACAAACATCTGCCGAAGCTAGAAAACTAGCAGAACAAGGTGTTCAACTTACACCAGGACAGATACTAGGTGGCACAGCCAAAAGGCTAGAAGAAGCAGCCAAAAGTATTCCTTTTGCTGGTGATATTGTTACAGCAGCAGAAAAGCGGTCTATAGAAACATTTAACAAGGCTGTTATAAACGAAACATTAGAGCCATTAGGTAAGAAAGTTCCCAAGTCTTTATTTGGCAGAGAAGCAATAACATTTGCAGATGATGCCATTTCTAACGCTTATAATAAGGTTTTGAGTAAAGTTAAAGTTTCTGCTGACAATACATTATTAGATGATTTAGCTGCGATTACATCAGATGCAACCAATATATTGCCAACAGATAGAGCAAATCAATTAGCAAAAATTGTAGATGACAAGATCCTTAACAGAATGAAGTCTGGTGAAATTACAGGAACAGCATGGAAGTCTATTGACTCCGATCTTGGTCGATTGGCTAAGAACTTCCTTACATCATCCGATGGAGACCAAAGACTTTTAGGGTCTGCTATTAAAGAATCTCAGTTAAGTATCCGCAATCTATTAGCTAGGGTAAACCCTCAGTATGCAGAACAAATAAATAAGGCTAACCAATCATTTGCTAAGTTCTTGCGAGTAGAAAGAGCAGCAAGTGGTGTTGGCGCACAAGAAGGCGTATTTAGCCCTGCACAATTATTGTCGGCTACAAAGGCTTTAGATGAATCTATCCGCAAAGGTGCATTTGCTAGAGGTGAGGCTGGTATGCAACAAACAGCCGAGGCAGCTAAAAAAGTAATGGGTGCTAATTTGCCCGATAGTGGAACAGCTTATCGTGGCATGACAGGTCTTGGGGTATTGGGTGCTGGATACATAGAGCCTACTGCCTTACTAGCCCCTATTGCTGTTGGTGCTGCATATACTCAACCAGCACAAGCTGCACTAAGAGCATTATTGATGCAAAGACCAGAGTTGGCTAGAACTTTAGGAACTCAATTACAACAAGTATCACCTGTATTAGCTCCTGCTGGAACAGCAGGATTATTAGGACAGTAAAAGGAAAATCATGGCATATACAAAATACTCACTAACCCCTGCTAATAACAATTCTGCACCTCCAGATGGCGCACCAGAGGGGATGCTTCCATCAGCAGTAAACGATACTATGCGCGATATGATGTCGCAGATCCGAGATGCTGGAGATGGTATAAGAGATGGCACATATACCATGACTGCACCTAAGATCACAGGTGGAACGATTACAGGTTCTACAATCAATAATTCTGCCATTGGTGGAACTACAGCCGCAGCAGGTAAGTTTACTACGCTAGAGGCTACAGGAAATACAAACCTAGATGGTGGTAGTTTTGTTTTTAATGATAGCGGTGCAGATAAAGACTTTCGTATAGAAGGTGATACAAATGCTAATTTATTCTTTACAGATGCGTCTACAGATCGCATAGGTATTGGTACTGATAGTCCAGCAGTATTAGCTCATGTGCAGAACACAACCGCTACCACCAATGCTGTTACTCAAGTCTTGCGTTTGGATAGTCAATCTTCTGGCACTCCTGCAAATGGAATCGGTGTAGGGATTGAGTTTGCTACCGAGACTGCGGCTGCAAACACAGAAATTGGAGCAACGATTGAAGCTATAACAACAGATGTAACTTCAACTTCTGAGGATTTTGACCTTTCATTTAAGACTATGGCGGCTGGTGCAGCTGCGGCTGAAAGAATGAGAGTCAAATCTACTGGGGACTTCCAATTTAATTCAGGTTATGGCTCAGTTGCTACTGCATACGGCTGTCGTGCATGGATAAACTTTAATGGTACTGGTACACCAGCAATAAGAGCAAGCGGTAATGTGACCAGTATTACAGATGGTGGTACTGGTATTTACGAAATAAACTTTACAACCGCTATGCCTGATGCTAATTATGCGTCTATAGGAATGTCAGGAGATAACAGAATTATTGGAAGCGGTCTTATTGGTGTAAATACAGCGTCAGCTTGTAAAATATCTGTACAGTCAAGTGGAGTACTTTCTGACGAACCCTATATTTTTGTATCTATTTTCCGCTAAAGGACTAATTATGAATCAACGAATTATTTACCCAAACGATAATGGCGGTGTATCTATTGTCATTCCTGCACCTGAGTTTATAAAAACTCATACTATTGAAGATGTAATTGCTAAATCAGTTCCCGCTGGCAAACCATACAAGATTGTAGATGTTACCGACATTCCTACCGATAGAACATTTCGTAACGCATGGGAGTACACAGCATGAGTATCATAATCAATATAACCAAAGCCAAGTCGATTACTAAAGATAGACTAAGAGCAGAACGCACACCTTTATTACAGGCTCAAGATGTAGCGTTTCAGAGAGCATTAGAGTCCGGTGCAGACACTACTGCTATTGTTGTTGAAAAACAACGACTGCGTGATATAACTCAGTTAACGGACACAGCTACAACTCTTGATGAACTAAAGACATTAAAAGCTAGATAATGGTAACAATAGATAAAAACGAGGCAGCCTTGTCTGCTCACGAGGCTGTCTGTGCTGAACGCTATACAGGTATCAATGCTAGGCTAAAACGCTTAGAACATATCCTAATAGGTTCGGCAGCTTTTATTATTGCTATTCTACTTTCTCTTGTTTTGAAATTAAATTAAGCCTATGAACCATGTCCGATCAATTTGGATTTTTAGAGGGTGCAAAGTCATTTAGCGAAAGCGTAAAGACAGGCAAAGAAGCAGGCAAGGCTATCGGATCATCTATCGAGGATGTCCAAAAAGAAGCAGCCTCGGTAGCACAACAAAAAGCCTTAGAACGCAGAAGGCAGATCAGAGAAGTAGAAGTAGTAAAAGAGCAGTATTTCAAACGAGCCATGATGCAATGGCAAAAACAAGAAGAAATTAGAATAAAAGAAGAACAAGTCAAGAAAGACTTTGTGAAACATCATGGGCAGAAACGATGGTCAGAAGTAGAAACCATTAAAGCAAAGATTGAAAAACAAGAGAAGGAAATAGAAAATGAATTTAGAAAAGATCTGGCAGAAGTGCGTAGAGTTATGTATATGTGCTATGCGTTGGCTGCAATCGTTGCCTGGTATCTTACTTGGGGTCATAAAGGGTAAATAATGTTTACACTCATCTCTACAGCTTTGTCCTTCCTAATGGGTGGACTACCTAAACTCTTAGACTTCTTTCAAGACAAGTCCGATAAAGCCCACGAATTAGAATTAGCCAAAATGCAAACGGAGAGAGAACTCCAGATGCTAGAAAGAGGTTATGTTGCACAGGCTAAGATCGAGGAGATTCGTACCGATCAAGTCCAAATGCAGACCCAAGCACAAGAACGCACAGCTATGTACCAACACGATATAGAAATTGGTAAAGGTGCAAGCCAATGGATCATTAACCTACGGGCTTCTGTACGTCCTGTCGTGACCTACCTGTTTGTTTTCCTACTAATTATCGTAGACATTGCCTCTATTTGGTGGGCATGGTCTAGCGGAGTAGCGTTTGCAGAAGCTATCCCTATGGTGTTTGATGCAGATGAGATGCAGATCCTAGCCTCTATTATTGCCTTTTGGTTTGGTACGCAAGCCTTTGCTAAGAAATGATTGACCATAAAGTCATTGAGATGATTAAGCACCACGAGGGGGTCAGAACTACCCCTTATCGGTGTCCAGCTTTACTTTGGACTGTAGGGATCGGGAGAGTTATTGATCCTAACCATATAAGGGTGAAACTTGAAGAACGAAAAAACTTACCAATCCCCGATGGGTGGAACAGAACTTTCTCTATGGCAGAAGTGGACAAACTACTGGCAGAGGATTTGGCGCGGTTTGAAAGCGGAGTTCAACGATTATGTCCTAGTGGGCTTACTACTGGTCGGTTTGGCGCACTTGTGTCTTTCGCCTTCAATGTTGGACTCGGTAATCTCCAAAATTCTACCCTTCGGATGAAACACAATAGGGGTGAGTTTGAGTCTGCTGCCGAGGAGTTTCTAAAGTGGAATAAAGCCGGTGGTAAAGAATTAAAAGGACTTACAAACAGGCGCAAAGACGAGGTGGCTTTGTACCTATCATAGAATCTTTCCGTACTTAAACAAGGTGTTCTTATCTACTAAGAAAGCCTTTTTGATCTGACTATCCCCTTCCCCTATAAATTCTACATACTGTAGTTTACTCAGGAATATGCACTTAAATATGTGCTTGACCGGCATGATGACAAACATCTGCCCATCGTAAAAAACCCAGTAATCAGCTTGGGTAGCCATTAGCCCTGAGTCTTTCCCATACATCTCTATCTCTACAACGATATTGCCTGTGCGTTGGCTCATTGGGTCAAACTTCACCTCTACAGACTTATCTATCTC